CGCCGTGCTCCAGCAGTATCAGGTCCGGCTCGTGCCCGGTGCCTTCCTCAAACCAGCTCGCCGGCAGGCCCCCGGTGTGCAGTGCCCCGTCGGCACCAGTCAGCACCGCGATCACCGCATCCACCAGCTCCTCGGTATGTACGAAATCACACGCCATAGCCAAACGCCTCCAGCAGCGATTGTCCCCATGTTTCCACTAGCATCTCCTGCGTCGCGTGGTACGAGCTACCTGCTAACTGCCGGGCCTCGGCTCCCAACAGTTCTCGCACGTTGGCGTGCTCCTGATTGAGCGGGATGAGCTTCACGTGCAGCAGTTCGTGGACGATGGCGTACTCCACTACATCATCCGGCTGCCCCAGTGCTATGCGCACCGTGGCGCGGGGATATGGCCGATATTCAGCCATGTGGCCGATTGCCTCATCCGTGTCGTCGATATATTCCGCGCGCACTGTGTAGAAATTTATTCGCCAACCGTCGAAGCCGATGATCTTCGTCCATTTCGCAAACAGCTTCTTCGCCATCGCCTGCGTCATCTATGCTCTCTCCATCGTGACCGTATACATCTGCCTGGTGCGTCTCACGCCGCGTACGGCGTACTCATGCCCCGAGGTATCCAGCATCGTCCAGCCCGCCGCCAGGTCCGTTGTCTCGCCCGCTGGAAGCTCAAACCGGCAGACGTACGCCGTGTGTGTCAGTATCCCCAGTACGCTCTTCGCATCCTGCGAGCTGATCTGTTTCAGCCATGTCCGCACCTGTAGCGCCGCGGTGGTGTCGCGCTCCGGATCACGCGAGCTGCCCAGCGTCCGTGGCCCGTAGAATGTCACCAGTTCCTGCCCCATCGCACCCATTGTCAGCCTCTCGCCGCACTGCCTATGTGCTCCCGCGCGATCCGCTCAGCCTGCTTGTCCAGCACTCGCAATAGCGCCGCCTGCGTCTTCGGGCTCCATGCGCTGTATGATTTCCCATACAGGAAATGATGCTTGCCGCCCTTGGGGTGCCGGAAGTGTGTGTTCTCGTGTTGCTCCTCGGCGTAGCTGCTGGCGAGGCCGCCAAACCACACCTGCAGGCCGAGTGACGCCTGCCGGAATTGCACACCGCTTCGCGCTTCGCCGCGCAACGTGCCTTCCTTCACCGGCGCCATTTCCTGTGCCCTGCGCTGAATATCTGCGGCCATCTTGCCCACCTCGGTGCCAAGCTGCGCGAGTAGCGTCCTGCCGGTGGCGATCTTCCGGCACTCCTGCAGCGCCTTGGTCAGATTGGGCATCCCCTTGAATTTCACAGGCATGGCAGCCCTCAGTCTCTCGGCGAAACAGTGATAGTCCGGAACAGGTACCGCTGCAGCAGGTGCGTAGCCTCTGCGCCGAAGCCTGGCATCCTGCTCCCGCCGTAGCTCTCAGTCAGCCCATCCGCCGAGATACTCTGTACGCCCTGCTGCTGCAATTCGCGCCGGTCGAGTAGCTCCGGGTTCTCCTGCTGCTTGAGCAGCCACAGTGCTTGCTCACAGGTCGCGTCCTCGATGGCGTCAGGGATAATGTAGCCGGCGCCGTCCTCGTCGAGATCAATAGTCCTGGGGAAATGCAAGGCCTGCAGCGTATCGGATACCGTCCCTATCAGCCGCAGGCCCTCGATCTGCTGCGTCGCTTGGATCAGCGCACGCGCTCTGTCGTCGTCGGAGTATCCATCCCACGTCGGCTCCCGGAGAGTGTTGGCATAGTACGCATTCGCTACTGCCGCCGTCACGTAGCTATTGGTATCCTCGCCGGCCACCGTCGCGTCAATGGTGATTGCCATCACACACTCCTACTCTCTCTACACGCGGATGTACTCAACGTATGCGAACCCGACCAGACCGGCACAGGTCGCGCTGGGCGTGATCGTGATATACTCGTCGGAGTCCCACGCCTGGACGCCCTTGCCGTTGGTGCCCTGATTGTCGGCGTCGGCATTGTCGAATGTGCCAGCAGCACACGCCACCGTGTCAAGCAGGTTATCGCTGCTGGTGGTGCCATCTGCCGCCACGCCCGCGCACAGGTCTGCAGCCCCGGTTGCGTCCGTGGTGACATTGAGGATCAACCTCGTGACCAGCAGATCAACGCCCTCCGGGTTCAACAGCGACAACACATCTCCGCCGGTGGTCGTGGTCCCGGCCACCAGCGCGGTCCTATAACAGCCTTTGCCTTCGGCCATGATCTTTGCTCCTCTCGATTGTTGTATTCAGCCAGAGCTACGAAGTCGGCTGTACAGCAACGCCGAAGCCCGCGTCGGGAATCGGATCGCCGGAATACATGTGCGTTACGACGGTGCTCCAGGCGGTGACGCCGACCAGCCGACAGCGGTACAGGTCGATGTAGTACGTGCCGCCAGCGCCGGTGATACTGAACGCATTAGCGACCTCGGTTGCCCAGTTGGTGCTGTTGTTGTAGAACAGGCATTCCTTGAAGCTGTTGAGTCCACACCCGCTGATCGGGATGTCCATACTCACCATGAACTTGCCGGCGGTGCTGGCAGCCGACATGAAGTTGCAGCGGTTGAACGTATTTTTGCTGGAGCCGGCACTCATAACCAACTCCGCGTTAGCCGCAGCCCTCACAATGGTGTCAGCGCCGATGGTGCAGTCCTCGAACAGGTTCTCGTGGGCACCCGTCAGCGTCAACGAGTATGCGCCGGCGCGAATGCCGACGATAGCCGCGTTGCCAATTCCGTGAAAAAACACGTTCTTGAATTCGCAACGATTGGCCGTCACCGTGGCGGCTCCGCTGTCAACTGCCGCGTCTGCACCGTTGGCGAGTTGCAGGTTGCGGAATATGCAACCGGTTCCGGATATGGTCATGATCTCCACGAGATCATCAGTTGCACCAGCAGTCAGGCGGCACCGCTGGCCGACGCCGGGCAGGTTCGCACTCAGCCCGACCAGGTGTGTGAAGTTTTTATCCCACACCAGCGTCTCAGTGATCGGATTGGCCGCACTGATACCGATAAGCACGACCGCGTCGTTCTGGTTTGCGGTGCAGCGGGCCTCGGCGGCCGCCACAGTTTTCATCGCCTTCTCGGGGCACGTCCCCTTGTAGTCGTCATCGCCATTCGTCGGATCGACGAAGTAGCAATTACTATTCGGACCAACCGGCAATCCGAGGTCATACGGATATGTTGCCTTCGGAAAAAGTCCCATTTCGGGACCCCCTTTCGTGTAGTGTTGAGCTTGCGCCTACGCAGTCAGGATTGCGAACGGCGACCTGTCGGCCTCAGTCTCCTCCATATAGTTGATCGGGTTCGGCAACGAAAAGCCGAGCCGCATGACGCAGCGGAGCGCGACCATGTCCTTCTGGAACAGGTTCCAGATAGGGTTGCCGACAGCGTCATGGATTGTCGCCTCGCTGCTGATGGTGTACGTCATCTCCTGGCGCATCGAATACACCAACTGCGTCCAGTCGCCGGCGATGATGAGCGCCTCGGAACTGTCGATGGAGCCGTCGCGCGGGAAGTAGCACGGTTCACCGTCGAGACCGTAACTCGTCACGTCCTGCGGCGTCCGGGTGAAGATCGGGTTGCCATCAGTGCCGCGACAGTTGCGCAGCCGCGTTCGCACAGAGGTGTGTGCGACATGGGCATTCGGCAGGAAGCCGTCGGCCTCAAGCATCGAAATCAGGCCATCGGCGGAGCCAACAGCGCTCTCGCCCAGTATGGCCTCGTAAATGTCGGTGAACGTCGCGGCGCTGGCGACGGCGGGGGCAGCAGTTGCGAATGCTACGATACCCGCCGCGCCCAGGTTGGTTGTCCAGCTCGCCGGGATACCCGTCCCGTAGAGAACGGCCTGCGTGATGACCTTGTTGAACGCGTTCGCGATCAACGGCTTGGCCTCGCCCCAGATGTCATAGTCGGCATCGTCGAGGACAGCCTGCGAAATCGGTACAATCACAGCAACCTCTTCGGCATCGATATATTTGTTATCCCACGTGATCTCCGTGGTCTGTTTCAGCCCCGTGTCACCGTCAACGAAATAGGCGATGGGGAATAGACTCAGCACGGGCATTCTGCGCTGCGCACTCGGCATATTCTGCAGCCTGCGCGCGGACTGAAACAGCCACCCGTTATCAACCACATCCTGCAGAATATCGCGACTCGCATCCTCTGGGATGAGGGCCGCTGCGTCCGTCCTCGAAGTTACAGAATTGTAAGGCATTGGTTTGTCCTCGCTATCTCCCGGCCATCGCCCTGATTGCATCGTTCATTGTCGAGGCGGAGCCAGGTGGTTTTTGCGTTCCTGCTCCTGCGTTGCCTGCCGGTGCCGCCGGCGTCCCGCCGAACAGCTCCGGGTACTGCTCTCTCATCTTCTCGAAATTGGCATTGCCGCGCTTGTCAAACATCTCATCCTTTGTAGCCGCGATATATGCCAGGCGGATGTTACTGACACCAGCCGCGTGTGCTGCCTCGAAGAAATCTGCTTTGCGGTCGGCCTCGGCGGCCTGGTCCGCGACCTTCACCAGCTCAGCTTGTGCCTCAGACCCCTTCTCTGCCTTGGTAGCCAAGTCGCGCACCTGCGTCTCGAACTCCTTGCGGCTCTCCCGCTCAGAGGTCAGTGCGGACTTCAACCCCGCCGTGTTCTCCGTGATAAGTTCCTGCACGTCTTCACTCTGTGTCTTCACCCAGTCATCGTAGGTTTTCGGCGTCTCGCCATTAGCCTGCGGCTGCTGAGTTTGCGGGGCCGGCTTGTCCTGCGTATCCGTAGTGTTTTTGTCCTTGTCGTTGCCCATCTCGGGCCTCCTCGTTAGGCATCTCGCCTATGTGCTATCGGTTTCTGCCACCGCCTCGCCCTCCACCATTCCCGTTGCCGGGTCCGCCAGTGGGGCAGGGCTTGGTGTTCTGGTTGATACCTCGGCCACCGCTATTGCGTCCGCGTTGGCTGCCATCCTGCCGTCGCTTCTCGCCTCTCGGGTTGCGCGTGGCCATCTATACCGCCTCCGCATACCTCGCAATGTAGGGCATCTGTACGTGGACACAACGAGGGTGAAACAGCCCCGCTGCTTTTGCCTCGTCGAGCGTCGGGTAGCCTGGCGTCTGCCCGCTGAGGGAGAGTATCTTGCCCTCCCAAGGAGTGCAGAGCGGGCAGGCCCCGCCGTGTGTGGAAATCTTCACCAGATCTTCACCGAGCTCAGCCATGCGGTTCTCCACCGCTACATTCTGGCACTCGCGGCTGACCGTCCGCGCTACCATCTCGCCATAGTCCCCAAGCGCGTGTACGCTCCCGTCGCGGTACTGGACGGCATAAATACCATCGTCCACCAGCGCCGCCACCATGCGCCGTGTGGCGTCAACACGGGTGCCTCCAAGGGCGGTAGTCTCCTGCAACGCGCTCAGGCCAGCCTGCCGGAACGTGTCAGCCACCCGCCTGCCTACCATCTGCAACACGTCCTCGGTATTGGTCACCAGGTTCTCGGCCAGCAGTTGCACGGTCTCCGTGTGCAGCGCGCCGAATGTCCCGATGGTCTCGCCCGCTACCTCGTCAACCATATCAATGCCTGCTCGGTACAGCCCCGGCAGGTGTAGCTGCCCCCACTTCTGCGTTGTCTCGCCAAGCTCAGTGAGCGCATCACGGACTGCCACCAGTTGCGCCCGAGCCCGCTGCTGCTCCCAGTTCGTCAGATCCGCTTTGGCGACGAGTGCCGTCAATTCCCGTTCCGCCTCGCGATAGGCGGTGCCGAGTTGCGCGCTGATTTCGAGCAGCTGCGCCTTGCTGTAGCCAGCCATTACCTGCTCCTATTGTCCCGCTGCTGTCAGCCTCAACTGCTCCGGTTCCGGCATGTTCTCCTCAGCCCACTTGCACCTCGCCTCTGCAATGGTCACGTAATCCGCTTCCATCTCGACGCCGATGAATGACCTGCCGCACTGAATGGCAGCGACGCCTGTGCTACCCGAACCGCAGAATGGGTCGAGCACCGTGCCGCCCTCCGGACACAGCAGGGAAATCAGGTAGGCGAAGAGGCGGACAGGCTTTGTTGTCGGATGTATATTGCCTCGTGGCTTCTCTTCCTGCGGGACGAGGATAGGCTGAGGGTTATCGCACCCACAAGCAAGACCATTGGTATTGACTGCCTTGCCGCCGCAGTTGGCGCACTGCTTGACCATCGGCATTGTCACCGTGGCCTTCGATTGCGGCAAGCTCTCGCATCCTGCCTGCTTCTCACTCTTCGCAGCCTTCGGCACCTGTATCAGCCCCGCTTCCGCCGCTTCCGCCCAGCCCTCCTCG